ATGCTTTCCGACATGACGGATAACAAGCCCCCAAAAAAACCAGCCCTACAGGACTGGCATGTAGCTGACATCAAGTCGGCACTCGAGAAGGCCGGATGGTCGCTCCGCAGCCTAGCGAAGCATCACGGCTATAAGTGCACGACCGTGCTCAGCGACGCGCTACGCCGGCCCTGGCCGAAGGGCGAGCGGATCATCGCGGAGGCGATCGGCGTTGACCCGGCCACCATCTGGCCGAGCCGCTATGCCGCAAAGGATAGCAGCGGACGGGGCGGAACGTCGCCAAAGAGCAAGCAGCAGGCACTGTTTGACGTTGCATAAAGAGTCCTCGGTTAGCGCTTTAGCGTCAGGTTACTCGCTCCTGAGAGCGTGAGTAGATGCAGGGGTTGAGTCTTTTTGGAGTCGCACGGAAAGGAGTAGGGCCAATGGCACCACGCAAGCGTTGGAAGCCGGTACAGCCGCAGACCATGCAGCACGCCATCCGGCTGTGCCTGGACTACGCGGTACACAAGCACAACCGCAGCGTGGCCCAGATCGGCGAGCTGATCGGCGTCAGCGAGTGGACCATCTACAAGTGGATGTCCGAGGCCTCGATCCCCAGCCGGCGCATCCGGCCCTTCGAGTTCGCCTGTGACGCCACCTTCGTGACCCAGCACCTGGCGGCCAGCGCCCAGAAGCTGGTGATCGACATTCCCTCCGGCAAGGGTGCCGGGCAGCGCGAGCTGCTGGATCTACAGAACGCCCTCAATGAGGCGGTGAGCCTGCTGACCCACTTTTATCGCGGCGACGCCGAGACCCCGGACGTGCTCCAGGGCGTGACGCGCGCCATGCAAGACCTGGCCGGGCACCGGGAGAACGTGCGCAAGCACGACGCCCCGGAGCTGGGCCTGTTTGAAGGAGGTACGCAATGAAGCGTTCAGAAGCCGCGGAAGCGGTGGTTAACCGGCACTGTAGCGCATGTCATCTGCCTGTTATTGGGGATGAGCGCCGTCGTGCCACACGTCGGGCAATAGTAGATGTCGCGATTAAAGTCGGTTTTCTGCACCTGGAGGATCGTGCGTGTGCGCTGCTCGAAGCAGTGGGCACAAAAGTAAATGCGCTGCTGGTTTTCCCCGCCTCCCGGCTCGTTGGGTACATATACAACACTCCCCGTTTCCAACGTTACCAGCGTGTACATGTCGCGCTGGAGCTGAAAATCGGCCGCCTCGGCAAGCCGTTCCTCCAGTTCGCGTTTTTCTTCACGAAGCGCCGTCACCTCCTCGCGCATCGTGAGCATGTCCTCGCGAAGCGTCTGCAGTCGCTCACGCAACTCCATGACGATGGTTGCCGGATCGCCACCGCCTCTAGCGATATCGACGGTGGCTTTGGTGAACGACATCAGGCCGTCGAAGCGGTCGAGCAGCGCCATGGTGAGTCCTCTGAAGCGGTTGAGTCGGTGGGTGCCACTCAACCTATCGAAGGTCGGCGCTCCCGCCAACAAGAAGGTGGCCGCTCATGAGCGCCCGCGAACAGCAGTGGCTGACGGCCAAGGAGCTGGCCGGCCAGCCCGGAATGCCAGGCACTGCCCAGGGCGTGAATGGCCGCGCCAAGCGCGACGGCTGGGAGAGCCGCCCGCGCACCGGCAAGGGTGGCGGCCGGGAGTACGCCTTCGGCTCGCTGCCGGTGGAAACCCAGGCGGCGCTGCTCAAGGCGCACACTCCGAGCGCCCCGCCCAAGGCCGCCCGTCGCCAGGCCTCCGCCGGCCCGCTGGATCGCGAGTCGCTGTGGGACTCGTTCGAGCGCAAGCCGCAAGGCCTGAAGGACGAGGCCGCGCGTCGGCTGCAGGCGCTGCAGGGCGTCGAGCGGCTGGTGGACGGTGGCGCCAAGCGCACCGAGGCCATCCAGCAGACGGCGGCCGTCTATGGCGAATCCCGGTCCACCCTGTATCGCTGGTTCACGCTGGTGAAGGGCGTGGAGGGCGCCGACTGGCTGGCGGCCCTGGCCCCCAACTACACCGGGCGCACCTCGAAGGCTGCGTGTGACCAGGAGGCCTGGGAGTTCTTCAAGGCCCAGTACCTGCGCGCCGAGGCCCCGAGCATCGCCACCTGCTACGAGTGGACCCAGCAGGCCGCCCGCGAGCACGGCTGGACCGTGCCCAGCCAGCGCACCCTGACCCGCTGGGCCAACGAGATCCCCAAGGCCGTGCGCGTGCTCAAGCGGGAGGGCGAGTACGCCATGATGCGGCTCTACCCCTCGCAGCAGCGCAGCGTGCGCGACCTGCACGCCTTGCACTGGATCAACGGCGACGGCTATCAGCACAACGTCTTCGTGCGCTTCCCCGATGGCACCGTCGGCCGCCCGAAAACGTGGTTCTGGCAGGACATCTACAGCCGCCGGATCGTCGGCTACCGCACCGATCGCACCGAGCACAGCGACATGATCCGCCTGGCGATCGGCGACGTGGTCGAGCGCTACGGCATCCCCGAGCACGTCACCATCGACAACACCCGCGCCGCCGCCAACAAGTGGCTGACCGCCGGGGTGCGCACCCGCTACCGCTTCAAGGTGCGCGAGGAGGACCCGGTCGGCCTGCTGCCCCAGCTCGGCATCCAGGTGCACTGGACCACCGTGCACAACGGCCGCGGCCACGGCCAGGCCAAGCCCATCGAGCGCGCCTTCGGCGTCGGCGGCCTCGGCGAGTACGTCGACAAGCACCCCAAGTTCGCCGGCGCCTACACCGGCCCCAACGTCACCGCCAAGCCGGATAACTACGGCGAGACGGCGATCGAGTGGGAGGTGTTTGCCCAGGTGCTCGCCGACAGCATCCGTGCCTGGAATGCCAAGGAAGGGCGGCGCAGCGAGATCTGCGGCGGCGTACTCAGCTACGAGCAGGCCTTCGACCAGAGCTATGAGGCCAACGCCCACCGCATCCGGCGCGCCACCGAGGCCCAGCGGCGCATGTGGCTGATGGCCGCCGAGTCGGTACTGGTGCAGAAGGACGCCGCCGTGCGGCTCAAGGTCGGCGGCGGCCCCCAGGGCTACAACCGCTACAGCAGCGACCGGCTGATCGACTACATCGGCCGCCGCGTGGTGGTGCGCTTCGACCCCGACGCCCTGCACGACGCCGTGCACCTCTACCAGCTCGATGGCCGCTACATCGGCGAAGCCGAGTGCATCCATGCCGCCGGTTTCGGCGACACCAGCGCCGGGCGCGAATGGCGCCGCCTGCGCAAGCAACGCCTACAAGCCGGCAAGGACGCCGCCGAGGCCGAAGTGCGCATGGGCGCCGTGGAAGCCGCCGACTACCTGCCGGCCCACGATCCCGAGGCAGGCGACGACAGCGCCCCGCAGACCGGCGTCGTGCGCGGCAGCTTCGGCGAGCGCAAGCGCGCGGTAGGCAGCGACCTGCCGCCCCAGGGCGATGAAGACGACGACGGCGCCGAGCGCTACGGCTTCAACGACCGAGTGCTGACGCAGTTCGACAAGTGGAAGAAAGAGCAGCTGTAAACGAAAGCGGCCCCGCGAAGTAGGGCTTCGCAGGGCCGCACCAGCGGGACGTCCTGTCCCATCACCAGCAAGACGGAGTATATCGCATGACCGAGAACGTGACCCAATTCGAGCGCAAGACCACCGATCAGGCGCTGCTCGCCGACGTGCGCCAGGCCATGAAGGAAGACGGCCTCAGCCAGCCCCAGCTCAGCCAGCTGACCGGCATCAACAAGACGCGCCTCAACCACTGGTTGAACGAGAAATACAGCGGCCAGATCGCCCCCATCGAGGACGCCCTGCGCCGCTGGCTCGACAGCCGCCGCGCCAGCGCCGAACTCGGCAACCAGCTGCCCGAAGCCCCGGAGTGGGTCGAGACTCCCAGCGCCCGGGCCGTGCTCGGCGCGCTCGGCTTCGCCCAGATGGCCAGCGCCATGTCCGCCATCTACGGCGGTGCTGGGGTCGGCAAGACCACCACCATCGGCCAGTACCGTCAGCAGGCGCCCAACGTCTGGGTGGTCACCGCCACCCCGGCCGCCGCCGCCCCGGGCTCGATCCTCACCCGCATCGCCCAGGCGCTCGGCATCCGCGCCAGCGGCGCCGTGCACCAGATCGAGGCCGCCATCATCGAGCGAGTGCGCGATACCCGCGGCCTGCTGGTGATCGACGAGGCCCAGCACCTGAACCCCCGCGCCCTGGATGCCGTGCGCTCCATCCACGACGCCGCCGGCATCGGCCTGGCCCTGGTCGGTAACGAGATCGTTTACAGCCAGCTCACCGGCGGCAGCCGCTCGGTCGGCTTCGCCCAGCTGTTCAGCCGCGTCGCCAAGCGCGTGCGCCTCTCCAAGGCCAAGGACGGCGACATCAAGGCTCTGCTCGACGCCTGGCGCCTCGACGACGCAGACGCCCGCCGTCTGTGCCTCGAGATCGGCCGCCGCCCCGGGGCCCTGCGCGCACTGAGCCAGACCCTGCGCCTGGCCACCATGTTCGCGGGCGGCAGCCGCCCCGGCGTCGCCCACATTCGCGATGCCTGGCAAGACCTGGGCGGCGACGCGTAAGCGCCCGCAGATCCCGACGAGCCAAGAGGTGATCCCCATGAATCGCTATACCAACGCGCATCTCGAGCACTACGCCGACCGCTTCATCGCCCTGCGGCTGGCCCGCCACGGCGTCAGCCTCGAGCAGTACCTGGCCAACGTCGAGCGCTTCGAGCGCCTGGCCCTGGAGCCAGAGCCGCCGCTGCCCGCCCAGCAGGCCGCGATCCTGCGGCTGTGGGCCGAGCAGGACGCCGGCCTGGCTTCCCTCGGCGGCGACAGCGAGCCGGCGCCGCTGCCCGATAACCACCAGGACTGGCGCGAGCTGCTCGCCCGCTGGCGGCTCGAGACCGAGGCCGCCGAGCGCCCCCTGGCCCACCTGCCCCAGCGCAACGGCGCGGTGATCGAGCCGCTGCGCCACCACTGTCATTCCCACGCCCGCAGCGCGCGCTGCTTCTTCAACAAGCGAGGTGCCTGAGATGCCGAGCCCTAATCCCCTCATGCGGCTGATCAGCGCCGACGAGATCGGCAACGCCACGATCAACCAGCTGCTCAGCGACATGGACGACGCCGGTGCCGGCCAGGTGGCCATCACCCTGAGCGACGGCCAGAACCGCGTCCGCGGCGGCCTGGTGTGCCTGCACGGCCCCGAGGCCCAGCGCTACATGGACGCCATCAACGCCGTTACCCAGCAGATCGAAAACGAAGAGCAAGACGACAGGAGCCAATCATGAACGCCCAGACCACCCCGCAACCGCAGATCCCCGAGGGCTACCGCCTCGATGCCAAGGGCCGGCTGATCCCCGAAGACCAGATCAAGGAGATCGACAAGGTCCGCGACGAGCTGGTGCAGGCCATCGTCGACCGTGCCAGCGAGCTGCGCGACGAGCTGCGCGACTTCAAGTCCGACACCTTCAGCGAGATCGAAGCCTTCGTGCAGACCTCGGCCCAGGAGTACGACGTCCAGATCGGCGGCAAGAAGGGCAACGTCCAGCTGGTCAGCTTCGACGGCAAGTTCAAGGTGGTGCGCGCCATCCAGGAGAGCATCACCTTCGACGAGCGCCTCCAGGCCGCCAAGGGGCTGATCGACGAGTGCCTGCGCGAGTGGACCGCCGACGCCCGGCCCGAGGTGGCCACCATCGTCCAGGACGCCTTCCGCGTCGATGCCGCCGGCAACATCCGCACCGGCCAGGTGCTCGGCCTGCGCCGCCTGAACATCCAGGACACGCGCTGGCTCAAGGCCATGGACGCCATCAGCGATGCCGTCCAGGTCACCGGCTCCAAGAGCTACGTGCGGATCTACGAGCGGGTCGGCGAGAGCGACCAGTACAAGCCCATCAGCCTCGACATCGCGGGGGTGTGAGATGAGCGAGCACACCATTGTCGTGCGCTTCGCAGAGGGTGCGAATCCTTCCTATGGCGCCAACACCGAGTTCCAGGGCGGTCAGGTTGTGGCCGTGGACTTCGACGGCAACCGGCTGCGTGTTGAGCAGGAGCTCGCGGATGCACTGGACCAGGCCGTGACGTCGATGCTGGACAGCGGCTACTCAGAGGATTCTGTGGTCGTTCGCGCCTCTATGGAGGCACTCAAGAAAGCGGGAGTGATGTCATGAGCCAATCCGTCCTGATCCGCGTGCGCCGCGCCAACGGCGATGCCTATGCCGCCAGCGGCGGCGGCCAGCGCGCCACCTGCGCCTGGAGCCCCATGGAGGCCGCCCGCCGCTGCGCCGGCAAGCATTTCGACGAGCCGAACCTGCAGCTGCTCGAGGCCGAGCCCGACGACCAGCAGAAGGGCGTGCTGTACCGCTTCGAGGTGACGCCCGGGGGTGAGGCGTGAATCTCGGTCGCGCCCTGGCCTGCGGCCTGCTGGGCATCGTCTGCCTGCTGATGGGCATCGGGTATGCCAATGGCGCGATTCCCAGCTGGATGGGGTCGCTGGTACCGGTCGCGCTCTACTTCGTGGGAGGCAGCAACAGCTAAGCGAAACGCCCCCTCTCCAGCGGGGAGGGGCGTCTGCCGGGCGTGGTGGCCCGGCACTGATGAGCAGCCAACGAGGTGAACAATGGATAAATGGGCAGAGATCAAGGAGCGCCTGAAGCACCTGGGCGGCTCCGTGGAGCTGCTGGCTGACGGCCACGAGCTGTCACTGGTCAAAGTGCACAACGGCAAGAAGATCTTCGTTCGCGTCTTCGTCGATGGCCTTGTGAAGTTCGAGTGGACGAAGACCGAGGGTGGCGAGCCGGTGCATCCCGAGGGGCGCTTCTGGCGGCCCATGAAGCGGGCGGCCCATCCCAAGAAGGTGTATGCGAAAGCGAAGCGAGCGTTTGGCAAGAAGGAGGCCGACCGCATGGTGACGCCCCGGGTGATCGGCGTTGTGCCGGATTTTGGGACCGAGGGCGCGGCGGTTGCGCATCTCAAGAAGCACTTCCCGGATCTCGAGCTGAAGACCGACGAGGTGGCGTCATGAGCATCCAGCGCGAGCCGTACAAGCCGACCGCCGCCGAGTGGACGACCAACCTCGACCTGCTGTGCACGCACTGCGAGCACGCCTGGGGCTGCGAGGTGCTCGAGCAGATGATCGAGATGAAGAACGGCGGCGCCTGGCCGGAGGGCGGCTGGGTGACCGATCCCGGTGCCGGCGTCACCTGCCTGAGCTATCGCCCCGTGCGTCGTGAGCGGCTGTCCCGCCAGCGCCTGCGCCAGGCGATGCGCGCAGCCACTCCCATGTGCTCTGGCTGCGCGGCGCAGAAAGGCAGCGAAGCCTCGGTGAGCCTGCATACCCAGCGCGATTTCGCTGCTGCCGTGAGGGATCGAGCCGTGTTCGCCTGCCACCAGGGCGACAAGCACGGCAAGCCCTGCGGCGGCTGGTGCCAGGCGGTGAAGCGTCAGATGCAGGGAGGCCGCCCATGATCAGCAAGAACAAGCTGGCCCAGATCCACGTCGCCAAGGCGCAGCTCGGCCTCTCCGACGACGAGTACCGGGCGATACTCGCGCGCACCGCCGGGGTCTCCAGCGCCAAGGAGCTCACCGACCGCAACGTCGGCGCGGTGATCCACGAGTTCCGCCGTCTGGGCTTCCAGCCCAAGGCGCCCAAGCGCGCCGGCCGGGTGCCGAACAACCTCTACCGGGACGAGATGGTAGCCAAGATCGAGGCGCAGCTGAGCGAGCTGGGCGCGTCCTGGGGCTATGCCGAGGCCATCGCCCGGCGCCAGACAGGCATCGCCCGGATCGAGTGGTTGAAGACCGAGAAGCAATACCGTGGCGTGATCGCCGCCCTGGACGTCGAGTTGGAGAAGCGCGACCGGCTGGCGGCCATCGATCGCCACCTGGAGAAGACCGATCAGACCCGCGAATCCTTCGCCGGCCGGTGCCGGCTGCCCCAGGGCTGGGAGCGTCACCTGCCCACGCTGCGCGCCATCTGCGAAGGCCTCGAGCGCCTGCGATAACCCCCGCTTAACCCCTGGAGAACCGATGGATATCCGCTGCCCCTGCTGCCACAGCCAGTTCAACCTCGAGCACGCCAGCGAGGACGAGGCGCTGCGCGAGCTGATGGCGGTCCTCGCCGATCTGCCCCGCGAGGTCTCCCGGCCGCTGGTCGCCTACGTGGGCCTGTTCCGCGGCAAGAGTCGCGCCACCGCCTACGAGCGTCAGCTGCGCCTGTCGCGGGAAGCGCTGGCCCTGGCCACCGACACCGCCCTGGTCGGCGCCGCCATGTCCGAGACCGTCGAAGCCATCCGCGCCAAGCGCGAGAGCGGCCAGGACACTCGCCCGCTCAAGAACCACAACTACCTCAAGAGTGTGCTGCAAAGCCTGGGGGCTCGTCACGAGGCCGGCCAGGCGATGGCGGTACCGCAGGCCGAGGCTCCGGCCAAGCCCGCCAAGGGCGTGATGCGCGCCCTCGAGGCCGCCAACCGGGTGCGTCAGTCATGAGCCAGTCGCCTCACTCCGCCCCGCAGTGGTTCCGCAGCGACGTGGCCGACGGCGTCATGCGCCTGCTGGTGCTGCGCCTGCCCGGCGCCCCCTGGGAAGACGAGGCCGAATACACCACCCAGACCTGGGTCGAGGTGCTGTGGGCGGCGCCGATCGGCTGGGACGCCGAGCGCGACAGCCAGCGGCTGCGCCAGGCGTTCACCCGGCTGGCCGGTCAGGTCGACCGCTGGCCCGCGCCGCGGCAGCTGCTCGAGCGGCTTCCCGACCGCCCCCAGCAGGCCCGCCTGCCCAAGCCGCCGATGAGCCAGGCCAAGCGCCAGGCCAATCAAGCCCGGCTTCGTGAGATGATGCGCGAGCTGGGCATCGCATCGAACCGGAGGGATTCATGATCGATCCGCACGCCACCGACAACCTCGAGATGTTTGCCGAGCTGCCGGATGATCTCCTGGAGCGCCTCCAGGACCCGGAGATCACCAAGAAGTGGCCGCAGTCGCTCACCGATATGCTGATGGTGGTCGAGGCCGCCCATCGCCATGCCGGCGACGACGAGCAGGTCGCCCGTGCTCGCGCCTTCCGCGCCGTGCGGGCGCTGGCCCTGTTCCACGGCGGCCATATCTTCTATCTGCCCAAGGGTCAGCAGCTCGACCGCGCCCTGCGCGACCGCGAGATCTGGGAGCGCCACAACGGCACCAACGTCGCCGAGCTGGCCCAGGAGTACGACCTCAACGAGGTGCGCGTCTACAAGATCCTCGCCGAGCAGCGCCTGCTCGCCCGACGCCGCTCGCAGCCGGATCTGTTTGAGCGCCAGGGGCAGGCAGATTAGACTGCCCCGCATCGCCTCAAGCCCTTGCCACACCCCCTGAAAACCTATAACCCACGCTAGTCCCGCCCCGCATCGCCCCGCCTCTAGGCTGAAGGTCACTTAAGCAAACGCTAAGCCCCGACCCTTCACCTGAGCGCGAGGCCACTATGCCCCTCTCCTTTCGTCGCATCGCCCCCACCCTCTGCCCGGGGGTGTGACATGGCCATCAGCCGTCAGCAGATCCTCGCCGCCATCGCCGCGGAAACCGCCGAGCGCAGCGGGCCGATGCCGGCCTGGCTGGTCACCGTTGCCGTCGGCGCCAAGGCCGAAGCCACCCGCAACGCCATCGACGCCGAGCTGGTATGCCTGCGCCAGGCGGGGCTGATCGATTGTCGCGGCAGCGCCGCCCAGGGTAGCGGCATCACTCTGACCGACGCCGGGCGGGCCGAGCTCACTCGCCAGCGGCGCGCCAAGCCCGCCCCCGAGGCGGCCCCGGCACCTGCCCGGGCGGCCGTCAGCACGCCGGCCCCGCGAGAGCCGGCGGCCGAGCCGGCCCCGCTACCTGAGTCGCCGGCCGGCCCCGAGATCGTCACCCCTGCCGCATCCCCCGAGCTCTATGTGCTGCTCTGCGACCTGGCCGGCCTGGTCGGCGAGCGCCTGCATGACGCCTTCGAGGATGGCGACCTCGACGGCATGGCTCGCCTGCGCGGCCTCGGCCAGCGCATCCAGCACCACACCGGAGGACCCCGCTCATGATCAGCCCTCACTTCAAGCGCGCCGAGTTCGCCTGCCAATGCGGCTGCGGCTTCGACACCGTCGACCACCAAACCCTCGAGATCCTCGAGGCAGTGCGCGCGCATTTCGGCCAGCCGGTGCGCGTGACCAGCGGCTGCCGCTGCCCCGAGCACAACATGGCCGTCGGCGGCGTCACCCACAGCCAGCACGTGCTGGGCCGGGCCGCCGACATTCAGGTCTATGACGTGGAGCCGGCCGAGGTGCAGGCATTCATCGTCGAGGCCTTCCCCGAGGCCAGCGTTGGCCACTACGCCTCGTTCACCCACGTCGATACCCGCTCGAGCGGGCCGGCCAGCTGGTAACGCTAAGGAGATCCTCATGGACTGGAAAGCCATGGTCGGCACGGCCGCGCCGCTGATCGGCTCGCTACTCGGCACCCCGGCCGCCGGCACCGTGATCGGCATGGTGGCCGACGCTCTCGGTACCGACGCCGACCCTGAGGCCATTGCCAGAGCGGTGTCGAGTGACCCCGAGGCCGCGAACAAGCTGCGCCGTCTCGAGCTCGACCACAAGGCATCGCTCAGGAAGATGGCTCTCGAGGCCGAGACCGCCCGACTCGCCGAGGTCAATCAGACCATGCGCGCCGAAGCCGCCAGCACTGACCCCTACGTGCGCCGCTGGCGGCCCACCTATGGCTATCTCACCGCGGCCGCATGGTTCGTCCAGATGGTGGGCTTCACTGTGATCCTGGGGTTCGTCGCCTATCGGGACCCCGGCCAGCTGGCGGGCGTGGTGGGGGCGCTGGGCACCGTGCTGACGGCCTTGCTCGGGCTCTGGGGCATCGCCCTGGCGGTGCTCGGCGTCAACATCAGCAAGCGCTCCCAGGACAAGCAGGTCGCCGCCGGGCAGCAGCCGCCCGGCGGCTTCATGGGCGTCATCGCCAAGCGCCTGGCGGGGTAAGGGGATCGCATGGAGGCTTTCGACTACAGCCAAGGCAAGTTCTGGCTCGACCTGTTGCAGCTGGCGGGGCTGGTGGGGCTGGGCATCTATACCCACATCACTCAGCGCAGCAAGGCCAATGCCCAGGCGATCACCACCATGGGCGAGGAGTCGCAGCAGCGCCTGGAATACCTGCGCAAACGGGTCGACGGCCTCGAGCGGCGCACCGACGTGCTCGAGCACCACCAGGATCAGGCGCCTACCCACCACGACCTGGCCATCGCTCACAAGCGCCTGAGTCGCGTCGCCGAGCAGATGGAGCACATGAACGGCCAGCTCGGTGCGGTGAATCACCAGCTGACGATGGTCAATGAATACCTGTTGAACGATAAGCGAGGGAGCTGATGAGCTATCGACAATTCACCGCCGCCGATCAGCGGATGGTCGTGCTGCAGGCGCTCGAAGAAGATCCGGGCTACAGCCACAACGAAGGGGTGCTGCGCTCGGTGCTCGGCACCTTCGGCCACCAGGTGTCGCGCGACAGCCTGCGCACCGAACTGGCCTGGCTGGCCGAGCAGGGCCTGATCACCCTGAGCGATGCCGGCGGCGTGCAGGTGGCCAAGCTCACCGCTCGCGGCGAAGACGTCGCCCAGGGTAGCGCCCGCGTGCCCGGCGTGGCGCGCCCGCGCCTGGAGAGCTGATGATGGCTCGCACCAGCACCATCGAGCGGCTGCCCGATGACGTCCGCGAGCAGCTCCAGGCGCTGCTGCGTGACCCCCGCGTCACCCAGCTCGACGCCACCGACAAGATCAATCAGATCCTCGAGGCCGAGGGTCACGACGACCGGCTCTCCAAGAGCGCCGTCAATCGCTACGCCGTGCGCATGAACGAGGTCGGCGAGCGACTGCGCCAGAGTCGTGAAGTGGCCCAGATGTGGATCGGCAAGCTCGGCGCCCAGCCCCAGGGCGAGATGGGCAACCTGATCAACGAGATGATCCGCTCGCTCTCCTTCGACGTCAGCCTGATGCTCTCCGAGGGCGAGCTCACCTCCGAATCGCTGCCCGGCATGATCGAGATGCTCAAGGATCTCTCGCTGACCACCGCGCGGCTGGAGAAGGCCTCCAGCGAGAACGTCAAGCGCGAGGCCGAGATCCGCCGGCAGGCCCGCGAAGAGCTCGAGCACAAGGTCGACGAAGCCGCCCAGGGCAACAAGACCCTGACCGTCGCGGACTTCAAGGCCGCGGTGGCGGAGGTCTACGGTGGCTGACGGCATCCTGCATCCCTATCAGCTGGCCTGGAAACAGGACGACAGCCGCTTCAAGGTCGGCATGTTCGCCCGCCAGACCGGCAAGACCTTCACCACCACCCTCGAGATCGCCGAGGACTGCCAGATCGCCGACCTCCAGGGCAAGGCTACCCGCTGGGTGATCCTGTCGCGCGGCGAGCGCCAGGCCCGTGAGGCCATCGAGGAGGGCGTGAAGAAGCACGCCAAGGCGCTGGGCACCCTGCTGAGCCTGCAGGAGTACGACTACGAGGGTGGCGAAGCCAAGTACAAGGCGTTGGAGGTGACCTGGCCCAACGGCTCCAAGGTCACCGCGCTGCCCGCCAACCCCGATACGGCGCGCGGCTTCTCGGCCAACGTCTTCCTCGACGAGTTCGCCTTCCATGCCGACTCGCGCAAGATCTGGCAGGCGCTGTTTCCGGTGATCTCCAAGCCCGGCCTCAAGCTGCGGGTGGTCTCCACCCCCAACGGCAAGGGCAACAAGTTCTACGAGCTGATGACCAGTCGTGACCTGGCCGACGTCTGGAGCCGCCACCAGGTGGACATCTACCAGGCCGTCGAGCAGGGGCTGCCCCGCGACATCGAGGAGCTGAAGTCGGGCATCGGCGATGATGATGCCTGGTCCCAGGAGTACGAACTCAACTGGCTCGACGAGGCCTCCAGCTGGCTCTCCTACGACCTGATCAACGCCTGCGAGGACGACCAGGCCGGCGATCCCGACGGCTATCAGGGCGGCCGGGTGTTCATCGGCAACGACATCGCCGCGCGCAACGACCTGTGGGTCGCCTGGGTCTGGGAGGAGGTCGGCGACGTGCTCTGGGAGCGCGAGATCCGCGTGCTCAAGCGAGCCAGCTTCCGCGAGCAGGATGAGGTCATGGATGAGCTGGTCGAGCGCTATCACCCGGTGCGCATCGCCATGGACCAGACCGGCATGGGCGAGAAGCCGGTCGAGGACGCCAAGCGCCGCTACGGCGAGTACCGCGTCGAGGGCGTGCTGTTCACCACCAGCACCAAGCTGCACATGGCCACCCTGGGCCGTCAGGCCTTCGAAGATCGTAAGGTGCGCATCCGGCTTGGCGATCGCCCGCTGCGTGCCGACCTGCACAGCCTGCGCAAGGTCACCACCGCCACCGGCAACGTGCGCTTCGACGTCGACGGCTCGGACGGCCACGCCGACCGCGCCTGGGCGGGGTTCCTGGGCCTCGCCGCCGCCGAACAGCCGTCACACGCCTATGGCTACCAAGCCGTGCGCGTCGGTCCGGGGCATCGCCATGCCCGGCCGGTACGCGCCACGGGAGGATTCAAGGGTCGAGGAGGCCTGCTGTAAATGGCTGATAATAGCGTGATCATCGACCACCGCGGGCGCCCGCTGCAGCGCCAGACGCTGACCCGAGAGGTCGCGCCGCCCACCCTCACCGGCGTGCGCCAGGTGTGGCATCCGGGCGTCGCCAGCGACCTGACGCCCGACCGGCTGGCCGCGATCCTGCGCGCCGCCGCCGAGGGCGACGGCCACCAGTACCTGACGCTGGCCGAGGAGATGGAGGAGCGCGAGCCTCACTACGCTGCCGTGCTCGGTACCCGCAAGCGGGCCGTCTCGGGCCTCGAGGTGATGGTCGAGGCGGCCAGCGACGACCCGGGCGATATCGAGCTCGCCGACGAGATCCGTGCGCTGGTGCGCCGTCCGGCCTTCGAGGATCTCCTCGAGGACCTGCTCGACGCCCTGGGCAAGGGCTACTCGGCCTGCGAGATCGACTGGGACCGCAGCGAGCGCCAGTGGTGGCCGCGCGGCTACACCTGGCGTGACCCGCGCTTCTTCTGCTTCGATCAGGTCGGCGGCCGTGAGCTGCGCCTGATCGACTTGGAGAACGCCGCCGACGGCATCGCGCTGCCCGCCTACAAGTTCATCACCCACGTGCCCAAGCTCAAGAGCGGCATCCCCCTGCGCGGCGGCCTGGCGCGGCTGGTGGCGGTCAGCTACATGGCCAAGAGCTACACCGTCACCGACTGGCTAAGCTTCGCCGAGATCTTCGGCATGCCGCTGCGTATCGGCCGTTACGACGACCGTGCCAGCGAGGACGACGTGGCCATCCTGCGCCAGGCGGTGGCCAACCTGGGCACCGACGCCGCCGCCGTGCTGCCCGATGGCATGAAGGTGGAGTTCCAGGAGATCGCCAACAGCCAGGGCGGGGCCGACCTGTTCAAGGGGCTCGCCGAGTGGCTCGACAAGCAAACCTCCAAGGCCGTGCTCGGCCAGACCATGACTACCGACGATGGCTCGAGCTACGCCCAGGCCGGCGTTCATAACGACGTGCGCGGCGACATTCAGCGCGCCGACGCGCGTCAGCTGGCCACTACCCTCAATCGCGACCTGATCAAACCGTTCATCGATCTCAACCACGGCCGTCAGCGCCAGTACCCGGCGATCAGCCTGCACGTCCCCGAGGCCGAGGACCTGGAGAAGCTCGCTCGCGTGCTCAAGGAGCTGGTGCCGATGGGGCTGCGCGTCGAGGAATCGCAGATCCGCGACAAGCTCGGCTTCGCCGACCCGGACCCCGCGGCCCGGCTGCTGCGTGCCCCCGAGGTCGCCATGGCCCCTGCCGTTAATCGCGCCATCAACCGCCAGGAGCCAGCGCCGGTGAGGGTCGACGAGGAGCCGGCCTTCGACGAGGCCGAGGCTCAGGGCGAGGGCGATTGGCAGGCCCAGCTCGCCCCGCTCCTCGACCCGGTGGAGCGCCTCGCCCAGCAGGTGGCTGACCAGGGCGGTGGTGCCGATGACTTCCTGGCGCGCCTGCCGGAGCTGCTCGAGGAGATGGACGAGCGCGAGCTGGTGCGTCACCTGGCCACCGCCACCCTGAAGGCCCGCGGTCTCGGCGATGCCGGCAGTGACGGAGACGGCAGTGATGGCTAGACGCATACCGGCCAGCATTCCCCGCGACGCCCTGGCCTTCTTCCGCGCCAAGGATCTGCGCGTCGGCTTCGACGCCGAGGATGTGGCCGCCGAGGAGCATGCCCACGCCTTCACCGTGGCCAAGGCCATGAAGCTCGACGTGCTCGACGACATCCGCGCCGGTCTCGACGAAGCCCTGGCCGAGGGGCAGACCTTCCGCGACTTCGCCAAGGCGGTAACGCCGCGGCTGCAGGCCAAGGGCTGGTGGGGCGTCAAGGAGCAGGTCGACCCCGCCACCGGCGAGCGCCGCGAGGTGCAGCTGGGCTCCCCTCGGCGCTTGAAGACCCTCTATCGCGCCAACATGCGCAGCGCCCGCGCCGCCGGCCAGTGGGCGCGCATCGAGCGCCACCGCGACACCCATCCCTATCTCCTCTACGAGCTGGGCCCCAGTCGCGAGCACCGTGACGAGCACATCAAATGGGCCGGCACCCTGCTGCCCGTCGAGCACCCCTGGTGGCAGGTGCACATGCCGCCCAACGGCTACGGCTGCAAGTGTCGGGTCCGGGCGGTCAGCCGTGGCGAGGCCGAGCGCCTGCAGCGCGACGGCGTCAAAGACCCTCGGGCCGCCCAGGAGATTGATCCCGAGACCGGCCTGCCCACCGGGCGCCGCGTCGGCGAGCGAGTAGCGGTGCGCACCGAGGCCCCGGCGATCGAGCCGATGACCTACACCAATCGTCGCACTGGCGAGCAGCGCCAGGTCGATGCCGGCCTGCATCCCTCCTGGGCCAGCAACCCCGGCCTGCAGCGCGCGGCGGTGCTGCGCGGCGAGCTGACCCAGCGCCTGGCCATGGCCGATGGCCAGACCGCCCGCGCCACCGCTCGCCAGGTGATCGAGAGCCCGATCCTCGAGCAGTGGCTGGCCGACGCTCGGTCGAGTGGACGCCCCGGAGAGCTGCCCGGTGGCGTGCTGCCCCAGGGCATCCTCGCGGCCGTGGGAGGAGATTCCACGCTGGTGCGCCTTGGCCGCGACCTCGCCGACCAGGCTCCCGCTGCGGCGGCCCTGCGCCGCTTGCCGGCGCTGCTCGAGGGCGGCGAGCTGATCCGCCGCGACGATGGCCGCCTGCTGGCCTTCCAGCGCCGCGGGGAAGGGTGGTGGCGGGCGGTACTGGCCCTGGGCGACGATCAGGCCTGGCGGGTGGTCGGCCTGGGCGAGGTGAGCGCCGCGGCGCGCGCCGACGAAATGGATCGAGGCCAGGTCGTCCGTTGAGCCGTTTGGCAGGCCCGTGGCGATGCGCGACAATGCTCGCGCGGGTCCGTGCAGTGCAAAGCGCTCAAGCGGCCTCTAAGGCGTTTTGATGGCATTGCTAGTACCTTGGCACCACCCCGCCCCCCTTGAACGCCTGGGCGCGATTTTAACCGGGTTTTAACCGCATACCCGGCCAGCGCCTTACCCGCAAGACTGAGCCCCACCCCCGAAAACCTTTAATACGCGCTAAATCCCTCCCCGACGTCATGGGCGCCATGCTGGCCCCATGAGCAAACGACTTCGCACCGCCCTCAACGTCGCCCTGCCTGCCGATGGCAGCGTCCCCGAGTGGCTCGAGCTGATCCCCGCCGGTCCTATCATCCAGGGCGTGGACGGACGCGCCTGGACCTTCGGCCCCGACGAGCGGGATACCGTCCTGGCCGAGTTCGCCAAGCACCTGGGCGAGGTCGTCTTCGACTGGGAGCACGCTAGCGAGCACCGCGCCCCGAAGGGCGAGGAGGCCCCCGCCGCCGGCTGGATCAAGGAGCTCGAGCCCCGCGACGGCGCCCTGTGGGGTCGCGTCGAGTGGACCGAGCGTGCCGCCCGCCAGATCGCCGCCCGCGAGTACCGCTACGCCTCGCCGGTGTTCCTCTACACCGCAGACGCCGCTCGGCGCATCCAGCGGCTGACCAGTGTCGGGCTGACCAACCAGCCCAACTTCGCGCTCAAGGCGCTCAACCAGGAAGACGCCGCCGCCGGCGGTGATCCCGATTTCATCCCCACCCCCGACCAGGGAGACGTCCCCACCATGGACAAAGAGCTGCTCAAGCGGCTGGGGCTGCCCGAAGACGCCACCGCGCAACAGGTGACGGAGGCCGTCGACGGCCTCAAGGGCCAGCTCGAGACCGCCCAGAACCGCGCCAACCAGCAACCCAGCCTCGACAAGTTCGTGCCCCGCGCCGACTACGACGGCGCTATGGCCCGGGCCAGCAACGCCGAGCAGGAGCTGTCCACGCTCAAGCAGGCCCAGCAGGACGAGGCGATCGATACCGCCATCAACCAGGCCCTCGAGGGCGGCAAGATCACGCCGGCCACCGCCGAGTACCACAAGGCCCAGTGCCGCAGCGAAGGCGGCCTGGAGCGCTTCAAGGCGTTCGTCGAGCAGGCGCCCCAGGTAGCCGGCGACAGCGGCTTGGACGGCAAGACGCCCAAGGGCGAGCAGAAAGCGCTGAATGCCGAGATGCAGGCGGTCGCCGATCAGTTCGGCAACAGCGAAGACGACCTGAAGAAGTACGGAGGCTACGGCGATGGCGCTTAACCAGGATCGCAACACCCCCTACAACGATGGCGAGATCCTCGCCATGCCGGTGGCCGCCAGCGTCGAGATCTTCTCCGGCGCCCTGGTGGTGGCCAACGCCAGCGGCTACGTGGCGCCCGGCACCACCGCCACCGGCCTGACCTATCTGGGTCGTGCCGACCAGCACATCGATAACTCGGCGGGTGGCGACGGCGACAAGAGCGTGCTGGTGCGTCGCGGCAAGGCCTTCCGCTTCGCCAACGACAGCGGCGACCCCGTCACCCAGGCCAGCCTCGGCAAGGTCGCCTACATCGTCGACGACGAGACCGTGGCCGCCACCGACGGCACCGGCACCCGCTCGGCGGCAGGCGTCGTGGTGGGGATCGACACCGCCGGCGTCTGGATCGAGTAACCAAGGAGCAACGCGATGATCGTCAACAAGCAGGCACTCGAAGGGATCTTCTTCAACCTGAAGACCACCTTCAACAAAGCCTTCGACGCGGCCCCCAGTGCCTGGGAAAAGGTCGCCATGAAGGTCACCTCCACCAGCGGCGAGAACCGCTACAAGTGGATGGACCGCTTCCCGCGCATGCAGCGCTGGATCGGCGAGAAGGCCGTCAAGCAGCTCCAGGGTCACGGCTACACCGTCGTCAACGAGGACTGGGAAGCCACCATCGAGGTCGATCGCAACGACATCGAGGACGACAACCTGGGCGTGGTTGGCCCCGAGACCCAGATGGCCGGGCACAGCGCCAAGCAGTTGCCCGACGAGATCGTCTTCGAGCTCGCCAACCAGGGCTTCACCGCGCTGTGCTATGACGGCCAGCCGTTCTTCGATGCCGACCACCCGGTGGGTGACGGCAAGGGCGGCGAGGTCAGTGTCTCCAACAAGGGCACCGCGGCCCTGGCGGTCTCGACCCTGGCCGCCGCCAAGGCGAGCTACGGCGCCGCCCGCACCGCGATGCGCGGCTTCAAGGACGACGAGGGTCGCCCGCTCGGCGTGCGCCCTAACGTGCTGCTGGTGCCGCCGGCCCTGGAGGACATCGGCCGCACCCTGCTGACCGCCGAGCGCCTCGAGGATGGCAAGCCGAACATCTACAAGGACACCGCCGAGCTGGTGGTGGGCGACTGGCTGACCAGCGATACCGCCTGGTACCTGCTCGATACCACCAAGCCGGTGCGCCCCTTCATCTACCAGGAGCGCAAGGCCCCGGCGTTTGTCGCCATGACCGACATCAACAGCCCCGACGTCTTCCACCGCCGCAAGTTCCAGTTCGGCGCCGAGGCCCGCGCCGCCGGCGGCTACGGCTTCTGGCAGCTGGCCTACGGCTCCACCGGCGCCGCCTGATCCGCCGCGACCTGACGTGACCCTCGCAGGGGCCGGCGCGGCCGGCCCCGACCCACCAGGAGACTGAACGTGACACAGCGCAAGACGAACCAGACCGCGACCCCCGACACCCCGGTCAGCCATGGCGATGACGCAACCCCCGAGCAGGACGGCGCAAGCGCTGCGAAGGAGCAAGGAGCCGAGCCGAAGCCGTCCGCCAAGAAGGGAGGGAAGGCCATCAAGCGCAACGTGCTGAAGGTGCGCGCCCTGGGCGAGCGCTTCCGGCGCGCCGGCCTCTCCTTCGGCCCCCGCGAGACCGTGCTCGACGTCGACACGCTCACCGACGAGCAGCTCGCGGCCCTGAAGGCCGAGCCGCGCCTGGCGGTGGTCGAGGATCAGGTCGACGTCCAGGCCGATGCCGGCGCCAAGGAGTAAGCCGCGATGCCGTATGCCAGCCAGCAGGATCTGATCAACCGCGTCGGCGAGGACGAGCTGCTCGTCGCCGCCGATCGCGACCGCGACGGGGTGATCGATAGCGCGGTGGTCGAGGGCGCCCTCGAGGACGCCTCGGCCGAGATCGACAGCTACCTCGCCCAGGTCTATGCGCTGCCGCTTCCCAGCGTGCCGCGGCTGATCAACCGGCTGGCCTGCGACATCGCCTTCCACCGACTCTCGCCGGAGGCCGACACCGCCACCGAGTACCGCCGCAGCCGCTATGACGAGGCCGTGTCGCTGCTCAAGAAGCTGGCCAAGCGCGAGATCACTCTCGGCATGCCCCAGGCGCCGACCGCTCGCACCCAGCCGTCGATCGCCAGCGCTCCGCGGCGCTGGCGCGGCCGGAGGCTGACATGAGCCTCTCGCTGACCGTTGATGATGCCGGCGTCGAGCGGCTGGCCGAGCGTATCCGCGCGCTGGGCCAGTCCCTGAGCCAGCCGGGCGGACTGATGACGGCCATCGCCTTCGAGGGCGAGAGCCAGACCCGGCGGCGCGTCAGCGAGGAGAAGCGCGCCCCCGACGGCGCGCCCTGGCCCAGCTGGTCTGCTGGCTATGCCGCGCGGCGCGGTGGGGGGTCCTCGCTGCTGGAAGACGGCGGCGACCTGGTGGATTCCATCACCAGCCAGGCCGGTGACGACTACGCCGAGTGGGGCAGCAACCTGGTGTACTTCGCCATTCACGACCAGGGCGGCACCAGCGATATGGCCCCCGGTCCGGCGGCAATTCCTCAGCGACAGATGCTGGGGGTTTCCGACGACAACGAGACCGACATCCAGGGCATCGTCGATGACTGGATCGCGCGGCGACTGGAGGCGCAATGAGCGCAGAGATCGACGACGTTCGCCAGGCGATCGTGGCCGCCCTCGCCCGGGCCCTGGGGCCCAGCGTGACCGTGGAGGCCCACGGCGGGCGCTTCGACCGGGCCGAGCTGGCCCGCTACAGCAAGCGTGCCCCGGCGGTGCTGGTCGCCGCGATGGGCATGCCTCGCGTCGAGGAGCGCCCTCGCGCCCGGCCCGCGGTGCAGTTCGCCGCCTTCGTGATGTGTCGCGATGCGCCGGGCGCGCCCCGAGACACCCAGGCGCTGACGCTGACCGAGGCCCTGGTGCGCCTGGTGCCTGGCAACACCTGGGAGCAGGGCAACGCCCAGCGGCCCGAGCAGGTGTCGGCGGAGAACCTCTACAGCGGCGAGATCGACCGGCTGGGCATTGCCATGTGGGCGGTGAGCTGGCGGCAGGTGATCAACCTGTCGACTCTGCGCGACGCCTCGGAGCTGGCCGACTTCGCCACCTACCACGGTACCCATCACGTCGGGGATGGCCCCGACACCGAGAGCCACCTCGAGCTACCCACGGAGGAGTCACCGTGACCGTTCACAAGAGCAAGCGCTACATGAAGCCGGCCCGCAAGGGCCTGGTGGTGCGCCAACCGCACAACGGCCGCCCGCTGCCCGCCGAGGGCGCCTGGGTGGCATGGACCGGCCACTGGGTGCGCCGCCACGCCGAAGGCTCGGTGGTGGAGGCCCAGCCGCCCAGGCAATCCAAGGCCCCGGCGAAGTCGCCGGCCCGCGACCAACAGGAGACTGACTGATGGCGATCAGTTCCACCGTGTTCAACCAGATCCCCGCCGCCCTGCGGCTGCCGGGATGGTACATCGAGTTCGACAACCGGCTGGCCGGCAACAGCGTGTTCATGGGCAAGCTGCTGGTGATCGGCCAGAAGCTGGCCGGCGGCAGCCAAGGCGCGGGTAGCCTGGTGCGCGTGACCGGCAAGGAGCAGGCCGACGAGCTGTTCGGCCGCGGCTCGATGCTGGCCGAGATGATGCGCGCCATCAAGGACGTCGACCTCTATACCGAGACCTGGGCCATCGCCCTGGATGACGGCGCCGCCGCAACGGCGGCCGGGGGCATCATCGAGGTCACCGACGGCCCCGCCGAGACCCGCCCGCTGGCCCTGTACGTGGCAGGCCGGCGCGTGTGGGTGGAGATGGCCGGCGGCGACGACCCGCAGGTGGTGGCCCAGGCGATCGTCGATGCCGTGAACGCCGACGACCGCCTGCCGGTGACCGCGCAGGTGAACGGCGCCACGCCGAGCAAGGTCGATCTGACCTGCCGCTGGGGCGGCGAGACCGGCAACGACATCGACCTGCGCGACAGCGTGAAGGGCGAGGCTCGGCCGCGGGCCTTGGCCCTGACCTACACCCAGCCCAGCGGCGGCGCCGTGAACCCCTCGCTGGACCCGGTGGTCGCGGCCATGGGCGGCGAGTGGTGGAACTGGGTCGCGCTGCCCTACACCGACACCACCAGCCTGGAGGCCATGGAGGCCGAGCTGTCCGACCGCTACGGCCCGATGCGCCAGATCGGCGGTCGCGCCTTTGCCGCCTTCCGCGGCACCCACAGCGAGACCGGCACTCTGGGCAGCGGGCGCAACTCGCCGCACCTGAGCGTGATGGGCACCGGCCTGGCGCCCAGCGCCACCTGGGTCTGGGCGGCCACCGACGCCATCGTCGCGGCCAAGGCGCTGGCCATCGACCCGGCCCGCCCGCTGCAGCGCCTGACCCTGCCCGGGCTGATTCCGCCCGCCGAGGATGACCGCTGGAGCGACCCCGAGCGCAACCTGCTGCTGTACGACGGGATTGCCACGTACACCGTGGCCAGTGACGGCAGCGTGCAGATCGAGCGCCAGATCACCACCTACCAGGAGAACGCCGCCGGCATCGCCGACGATTCGTATCTCGACATCAACGTGCCCGAGACCCTGGAGCGGATCCGCTTCGAGCAGATCTCGCTGTTCGCCCAGAAGTACCCGCGGCACAAGCTGGCGGCCGACGAGGATCGGGCCTTCTACGACCCGAGCCAGCCGATCATGACGCCCAAGGTGGCCAAGACCGAGCTGCTCAACCTCTACGAGCTGACGCTGATGGGCGCCTATGGCTGGGTGCGCGACTACGCCGGCTACGCCGAGAGCCTGCAGGCCAACATCGACCCCAACGATCCGTCGCGACTGAACGTGATCGACCAGCCGATGCTGATCGGCCAGTACCGCGTGCACGCCCAGCAGACCCAGTTCCGCCGCTAAGGGATAAGCGGCGGATAACCACCCGTTAACAGGAGGGCAAGCCCCCATGAGCGGACGAGTAACCGGAATCGCCACCGTGCGCGTGGACGGTCAGGAGTTCCCCAGCGAGCGCGGCGCCACGCTCAACCCCGGCGGCGTGAACCGCAACACCAAGATGGCCGGGCGCCGCGTCTACTACAACGAGGAGCCGGTGGCCCCGACCCTGCAGATGACCGTGCTGCACACCGAGGAGCTCGACCTGATCGAGGTCGGCAAGATCCGCGATGCCACCGTGCTGTTCGAGTGCGACAACGGCCAGGACTACATGCTGACCGGGGCTTTTGTGACCGAGACAGCGGAACTCAACAGCGGCGAAGGCACCTTCCGCATGAACATGGCCGCCCGCACCTGCAAGAGGATCTAAGCGATGGACGACACCCTTCACGACCAGATCGGCGGCATCGAGCTGACCGACGACGAGCGCGCCCGGATCGACGACCAGGGCGACACCCTGGTCATCGCCCTCGAGGAGCCGCTGACCTACACCCGCAGCAAGCTGGATGACCCTGTCACCATCGAGAGCCTGCGCCTGCCCAAGAAGATCAAGGGCAAGCACCTGAAGAAGATGGACCAGGCCAGCGGCGAGATCGGCAAGGGCCTGGCCCTGGTGGCCGCCGTGGCCGGGGTGCCGGCGCATGCCATGGACGAGCTGGACGCCCGCGACATGGACCTGTGCCTGGTGGCCATCGAGCCTTTTTTGCCCAGGCGCCGCGGGACTGGGCGGCGCTGACCCGCGCGGTAGCGGTCAGCTTCACCGGCTTCGACCCGGTGGCGCTGCTGGAGATGGACGTCGATGACCTGGTCTGGTGGTACGGCCAGGCCGAGATCCTCGCCGAGGAGATGAAGCGCGATGGCTAACATGACGACCAGCATCGTGATGCAGCTGGTGGACCGGGTGACGCGCCCGGTCCGCCGCATCCAGCAGTCGCTGTCGGGGTTGGGGCGCCGCGCCGGGCTGGACCGCCTGGCCGGCTCGGCACGGCGCGTGGGCGAGACCATGGGTCAGACCCTGGAGCGCGCCCGCGGCCTGGGCCAGCGCCTGGCGGTGATGGGCGGGCTGGCCGCCGGGGCGGTGTGGGGCGTGGAGCGCCTGGTTTCGGGCGTGACCGACGTGGGCAACGCCGTCCAGGAGAGCGCCGAGCGGCTGAGCGTGGGCACCACCTGGCTGCAGGAGTGGCAGGCGGTCGGCCGGAAGTTCGGCGTCGGCAACGACGCCCTGGTCGACGGCCTGAAGGAGCTCGGCCTGCGTGCCGACGAGTTCGTGGTGACGGCCGGCGGCCCCGCCGCCGAGGCGTTTGGGCGGCTGGGCATCAACGTCGACGACCTGCGCAAGACCGGCGGCGACACCGCCGCCATGTTCGACCTGGTGCGCTCGCGCCTCGGGCAGCTGGAGAACGACGCCGCCCGCCAGCGGGTGATGGACGAGATCTTCGGCGGCCAGGGCGGCGAGCAGATGGTGGCCATGCTGGGCGCTACCCGCGAAGAGGTCGAGGCCATCATGCGCGCCGCCAGCGAGCGCGGCGAGATCATACCCCCCGAGGAGATCGAGAACTCGCGCAGCTACACCCGCCAGATGGGTGACCTGCGCCAGACGCTGTTCGGCATCCAGCGCACCGTGGTCGGCGAGCTGCTGCCGGCCATCAGCGGCTGGATCGAGCGCATGGGACTGCTGGGCCAGGCCAACCGCGAGGCGGTGGCCACCGACATCGTCGACGGCATCCGTGACGTCTGGCGCGTGGTGCAGTTGGTCGGTACCGCGGTGTCGTGGGCAGCGGATCGCGTTGGGGGTTTCGGCAACCTAATCGCCATTCTGGCGGCGATCATGAGTGCCCGCCTGCTGGTGGCTATCGGTAGGACGATCATTGCGATCTACAACATGGGTGCAGCGATAGCCGTCAGGCTCGTCAAGATTCTCCCGGTGCTGGCTGGAGGGCTTGTTACCGCCACAAGAGCCATGCTCGGGCTGGCAGCCAGGGCAGTGCCCGCCGTGATTGCAGGGATTCGTGCCATGTCGGTAGCCATGCTGACTACGCCGACCGGCTGGATCATCACCGGCATTGCCGCCGTGGCGGGCGCAGCCTACCTGATCTACCGCAACTGGGATGGCATCTCGGCCTGGTTCGGCGAGATGTGGGGCGGCGTGACGGCGTGGTTCGACCAGGGCATCGGCGGCATCGCCCAGGACCTGCTGGCCTTCAGCCCGGCCGGGCTGCTGCTCAAGGGCATCGACGCGGTGTTCGAGCTGTTCGGCGCGCGCTCGCTGACCGAGGTGGGCCGCGAGTGGGTCGGCGGGCTGTGGGACGGCATCACCGAGCGCTGGACGGCGCTGACCGGCTGGCTATCGCAGAAGGTCGAGGAGCTGACCGGCTGGCTGCCGGACTGGGCCCAGGAGCGCCTGGGGCTGGGCGGCATGGGCGCGCCGCAGGCTAGCGGTGCGCCGGTGGCCGAGGGGCGTTCGGGGGCGATGCCGGGCCCGAGGCGCACCGAGGTGGGCGGCGAGCTGCGCATCGTGGTGGATTCGGAGGGGCGGCCCCGGGTGGCCGAGGCGCGCCGGGATGGCGCGCTGGACTTCGATGTGACCTCCGGGACTTTGGGGGTGATGCCGTGAGGCTATCGGTTGCTCACGTCGCGGTCGGCGATTCGATCAGTGGCGATTTGCTGGGTGATACCAGTGTACGCACCTCCCATCACCAGCAGGCCTGCCAGGACATAGACGCCCCAGTGGGCCTCGGGGAGCAGCCACCAGGTGCCAAGGCCTGCGGCGACGCCGGAAGCGGCGGCGATGAGGGAAACTTTTTCCGTCGTCTTCATGAGTCAGTCCCTTCCTTCATTTCCATGCGTTGCCAAGGAGCGTAGCACATGAGCTGGCGTGACCGTATCGACCCCGAGCTGGCGGGGGAATTCCGCGGCGTGCGCTTTCACGTGGAGCGCTCGGACACCACCGGCGGGCGCCGCTGGCTGATCCACGAGTACCCGCGCCGCGACCGCCCCCATGCCGAGGACATGGGCCGCAAGGCCCGCGAGTGGCGCCTGTCGCTGTTCGTGGCCGGCGACGACTACGACCGCGAGCGCGACGCGCTGATTAAGGCGCTGGACGCCCCGGGCGCGGCCACCCTGGTGCACCCCTACCTGGGCAGCGTGACGGCGGTGGCCAGTGACGTGAGCTGGCGGGAGAGCACTCGCGAGGGCGGCGTGTGCAGCTTCCAGGTGACATTCTCCGAGGCGGGCCAGGAGGCCTACCCGGCCACCTCGATCGACACCCAGCGCGAGGTGCGCCAGGCCTCGGGCGCCTTCGAAACCGCCCTGGCCGACGACTTCGCCGAGCGCTGGAGCGTCGAGGGGCTGCTGGGCTGGTCGCTGGTGTCGGTGCAGCGCGATCTCGATCAGGTGGTGCGCGGCATCGAGGACGTGGTGGGCGGCGTGGCCGAGCAGGTGGCCGACCAGCTGCGCGCCCCTTCCACCATCGCCGCCACCGTGCTGGATGGCTACAACCGGCTGCGCCAGGCGGTGCTGAAGCCGGCCCAGGCGCTCGACCTGTACGGCGGGTCGGGGGTGGGTGCGGGCGATGCCGGCGCCGGCCGGGTGCTGCTGACGCCGGGCACGCCGACCCGGGCGGCGCGCCTGCTGCGCGAGACCGGCACCGGCAGCGACAGCGTGACGCCGCCGGTGGCCGACACCCCGGCCCGCCGCCAGCGGGCCCAGAACACCATGGCCGCCCGCCAGCTGAACGGCAGGGCGGCGACGCTGGCCGCCAGCCGGCTGGTGGGCGATACCGCCTGGACCAGCCGCGAGGAGGCGCTGGCCGCCGGGAAGGACGCCTTGGCGCTGATCGACGCGCAGATGGCCGCCGAGGAGCCGATCACCGATGCGGTATACGCCGCCCTGGTGACGCTGCGCGCCAAGGTGTCCGAGGATCTTCGTGCTCGGGCGATAGCCTTGCCCGGGCTGACCACCTACACCCCGCAGGCGACGATGCCGGCGCTGGTGGTGGCGCATCGCCTGTACGGCGACGCCGCCCGCGCCGACGAGGTGGCGGCCCGCAACCGGGCCCGTCACCCCGGGGCGCTGCGCGGTGGCATGACGTTGGAGGTGCTGAGTGAGTGAGCGCGAGCCTGTGATCCTGCAGCTTGGCAGCCGCCGCCACCAGGGCTGGCAGGAGGTGCGCATCCGCCTGTCGCTGGACCAGATCGCCGACAGCTTCGATCTGACCCTGACCGAGCGCTGGGCCGATAGCGGCCAGGTGCGCCCGGTGACGCCGGGCGAGGCGTGCACGGTGAGCGTGGGTGGCGAGACGGTGGTGACCGGCTACCTGGACGAGGTGCTGCCGGACTACGACGCCACCAGCCACACCATCACCGCCAGCGGACGCAGCAAGGCGGCCGACCTGATCGACTGCAGTGGTCGCGACCAGCGCTTCGACGGCCAGACCCTGGTGCAGATCGCCCGGACCCTGGCGGCGCCGTATGGCATCGAGGTGGTGGATACGGTGGGGGCGTCTCGCCCCTTCCGCGAGTTCGCCCTGGAGGACGGCCAGACCATCGCCGAGGCGTTGGAGCGGGCGGCGCAGATCCGCGGGGCGCGGATCGTCAGCGATGCCGAGGGGCGGCTGGTGATCGCGCATGCGGTGCAGCGCGAGATCCGCACGCCCCTGGCGCTGGGCGGCAACATTCGCAAGGGCTCGGGGTCGTTCAGCGACCGCGACCGCTTCAATACCTACATCGTCGAGGGGCAGACGCCCGGTACTGACGACTGGAGCGGCGAGGATGCCGCCGGCCCCAGCGCCCGGGCGACCGACCCGCGGATCCGCTCGCCGCGCACCACGCTGATCGTCAGCGACACGCCGGCCAACCCGGCCGACTGCCGCGAGCGGGCCGAGCTGGAGGCGCGCATGCGCTGGGCCAAGGGGCGTGGGGTGACCTACACGGTGGGCACCTGGCGGCACGAGCAAGGCGTGTGGCGCCCGGGCGACCTGGTGCCGGTGCGCGACGCCTATCTGGGGCTGGATGAGCGGCTGCTGATCAGCGACGTGCAGCTGATCGAGAGCGAGCAGGGTCGCAGCGCCGAGCTACGCGTGGCGCCGCCGGCCGCGTTCGAGCCGGTGCCGGTACCGGAGCCCGAGCCCGAGGCGTCTTCATCCGGCGGCACCGAGACGCCGTCTGGCTGGGGGTGGTGATGAGCGATCAACGACGCACCTGGCAGCGCATGATGGGGCCGGTCTGGCGCCGCCTGCGCCTGCTGGTCAGCCGCGGGGTGCTCAAGCTGGTGGACGACAGCCTGAAGCTGCAAGGGGTCCAGGTGTCGCTGCTGGGCGGCGAGCCCGCCTGGGCCGAGCGCTTCCAGGAGTACGGCTACACCAGCCACCCGCACCCGGGCGCCGAGGCGGTCGTGGCGGCCGTGGGCGGGGCGCGGGCCCACCTGGTGGCGCTGTCGGTGGACGACCGGCGCTATCGCCCCAAGGGGCTCAAAGCCGGCGAGGTGTGCCTGTACACCGACGAGGGCGACGAGATCCGCTTCAAGCGCGGCCGCATCATCGGCGTGAAGGCGGGCAGCAAGCTGGACGTGACGGCGCCGGAGGCGGTGTTCACCTGCAGCACCAGCGTGACGCTGAACACGCCCAAGGTGATCGCCACCGGCGACATCGAGGCGGCCGGCCAGGTGCGCGACGGCGTGGGCACCATGCAGGGCATGCGCGACACCTACAACGGCCATGACCACGGCGGCGACAGCGGCGGCACGACCAGCACCCCGAACCAGGAGATGGGCTGATGGACATTGCATTGCGCTATGACGCGGGCGCCAAACGTTTCGACCTGCGCCTCGAGGGCGGCGACCTGCTGGCCGACGAGGGGCTGGAGACGGCGGTGCTGCTGTCGCTGTTCACCGATCGGCGGGCGCTGCTCGAGGACCGTTTGCCGGATGGCTCGAGCGACCGCCGCGGCTACTGGGCCGACGCCTACCGCGACCGGCGCCACGGCTCCCGGCTGTGGCTGCTGCACCGCGAGAAGGCCGAGGAGGACGTGCGCCGCCGGGCCAGGGAGTACGCCGAGGAGGCGCTGGCCTGGCTGATCGAGGACGGCGTCGCCGAGGCCGTGGAGGTGGAGGCGCGCCACGTGCGCTTCGACACCCTGGGGCTGCGGGTGGTGATCCGTCGCGGCGGCCGGGAGCTGCTCGAGGGGCAATACGACTACGTGTGGCGAAACGCTGCATAACGGAGGGTTAGATGGGGTTTCAACGGCCTTCACTTGCGGAGCTGATGGCGCGGGTCGACCAGGACCTGCTGTCGCGGCTGCCGGGCGCCGAGGCGGCGCTGGCCACGCGGTTGACCCAAGCCCTGGCGACCAGCCAGGCGGGTGTCACCCATGGCCTGTACGGGTATCTGCAATGGCTGGAACGCCAGCTGTTCCCGGAGACCTGCGACGACGACCTGCTGCACCTGCACAGCGCCGGGGTGCCGCGTCGCCAGCCGGCCAAGTCGGGTGGCGCGGTGAGCTTCGAGGGTAGCGACGACGCGGTGATCGTCGCCGGCACGCGGCTGCAGTTGGACGAGCAGGAGTACGAGACGACCGAGGAGGCGGTGATCGCCGGGGGCACGGCCACCGCCGAGGTGGTGGCCCTGGAGGCCGGCTCGGCCGGAGACCAGGCGGCGGGCGCGGAGCTGCGCCTGGTGTCGCCCGTCCCGGGCGTGAGCGGTGGCGCGGTGGTTGGCGCCGATGGCCTGCAGGGCGGGGCCGACCTCGAGGCGGCGGGCAGCTGGCGGGATCGTATTCTGCTGCGCCGGGCGCGGGTGCCGCGTGGCGGCGCCGAGGGCGACTGGGAGGGCTGGGCGCTGGAGGTGCCGGGCGTGACCCGTGCCTGGGAGGATCCGCTGGGCATGGGGCCGGGCTCGGTGGTGGTGCGCATCATGGCCGACGACGCCAGCGATGGCCCGCTGCCCTCGCAGCAGCTGCTGGACGCGGTGAAGGCCTACATCGAGGCCCGCAAGAACGTGCAGGCCCAGGTCTACGTCTCGGCGCCCGACACCAAGTCGTTCCAGCCGCAGCTGATCGTGACCCCGGACACCCAGGAGGTGCGCGACGCGGCGGCCCAGGCGCTGGCCGACCTGGTGGAGCGCGAGGGCGAGCCCGGCGGCACCCTGCTGATCAGCCGCATTCGCGCGGCGATCAGCCTGGCGCCGGGGGTGGAGGACTACGACCTGCAGTCACCGACGGCGGACGTGACCCATGCGGCCGGTGAGCTGCCGATCTGGGGAGGCGTGACATGGGTGCAGAGCTGACGGCGGGCGACTACCGGCGGCTGCTGTTCCAGCTGCTGCCGCCGGGGATGGTCTGGCCGACCGAGCCGAAGAGCAACGTGCAGCGCCTGCTGGACGGTTCGGCCCAGGAGTATGCGCGGGTGGATGCGCGGGTGCTCGAGCTGCTGGCCGAGGTGGATCCGCGCCAGGCCGACGTGCTGTTCCCGGAGTGGGAGGCCAGCTACGGCCTGCCCAGTGACTGCGCCCCGACCGGGCAGAGCTTGACCGACCGGCGCGTGGCGCTGATCGGGCGCATCGTCGGGCGTGGCGGCATGCGTCAGCAGGATTACATCGACCTGGCCGAGGGGCTGGGCTACGAGGGCGCCACGATCGTCGAGCACCAGGAGGCGACGGTGGAGCTGGGAGGGGGCGTCGGGCCGCGAGGCGCGGAGATCGGCGACCCGATGAATGGCGAGACGTGGCTGTGGGCCTGGGATGTCCTGGTGCCTAACGGCGTGGTCCGCGAGGCGGTCGTGGGCGCCTCGGAAATCGGCGACCCGCTGCGCAGCTGGGGCGACGAGCTGGTCGAGTGCGCGCTGCACGAGGCGGCGCCCAGCTGGCTGATTCTCAATGTGGGGTACCTGGAGGAGCAACAATGGAAAAGGTAGGTGCATTCACCGAACGGACGACGTCCGAGGGCGAGTGGCGGCAAGGCGAGCCGGCCAGCAACGTGCGCGCGACGCCGATGCTGGCGGCCTATTTCAACATGCTGCAGCGCGAGCTGATGGGCGTGCTGACCGATGCGGGGGTGACCCCGGACGTCAACGACGAGGCGCAGCTGGCCCAGGCCATCAATGCCATCGCCGATCGCCGCGCGGTGAGCCGCGTGGACGGGGTGGCCGTCATCACTGTGGAGGAAGCGTAAATGCAAGGAGTACCGCGCTATGGCCTGCGCACGCGGGCCGACTACGACCTGCTTCAAGGGCTCGCCCTGCAGGGCGAGGTGCGCCCCCAGGGGGTGACCCGTCTGAAGCAGCACTGGCAGGGGCTGCTGTCCGGCCGCTTCGTCTATGTGCGCGACCGGGTGCTGGCCGACGGCGAGTCGCCGGACGGCCCCATGCCCGACTATCGCGTCCTGGAGATCGAGGACGAGGGCGCCGGCACCGTCGAGCGAGTGCAGTTCCAGCGCACCGAGAGCCCTGACGCGGAGATCTTCCGTCTGGGGTATTCGGCCGCCGAGGTCGAGCAAGCAATCACTGATCTGGAGAGTGTCTGATGGTCCAGAAGACCTATGCGATCCCGGCCATGGGGGCCGGGCACTTCGAGATGATGGGGTCGATCGTGGCGTCCGGCGCGATGCGCCTGGACGTGCCCGAAGGCATCCTGAACATCGGTGGTAACGGCAAGGGCTACGTGCTGGAGCCGCTGACCGACTGGGACCCCACGGCCGTGGCCAACCAGGACGGGTCGCTGGATGCGCTGGCCCTGGGTGACGACGTGTACCTGTACGCGGTGCAGAGCGACGACGGCCGCGCCGGCCTGATCGCCAGCACCAACATCACCGTGCCCGGCGGCTACACCAGCGCCAACAGCCGCAAGATCGGCGGCTTCCACTACGGCCGCGTGCGCACCGTGGCCGAGCGCTACGACACCGGCATCACCCCGGCCACGCAGATCGTGCCCAACAGCGTGTGGGACCTGAAGCACCGCCCGACCTGTGACCCCACCGGCATGGTGGAGGTGGTCCCCGGCAAGCTGTGGGTGGACATCTACCTGGCCAGCGAGGGCAGCGGCACCTGGCCGGAGAACATCCCGGTGAGCCGCTACGGCGTGCCGCCGATCAAGGACGACATCTACGCCCGCTCCGACTTCCATCTGCTGGCCCGCAATGCTGGCAAGCGCATTCCCGGCGCCGAGGAGTTCCTGACTTACGCCGAGGGTGCGCCCCAGGGCAACGACGCCAACAACGATACTGCATGGAGCGCGACCACCAACACCGGCCCGACCAACACCGGAGCGGTGGCCAAGGCGGTCTCCATGTTCAACGTGGTGGACGCGGCCGGGAACCTGTGGGAATGGCTGGATGACCACTACGACCTGGGCATAGAAAACCGCGCTCTCTGGAGCACTGCCATTGTTGACGTCGGTAAGGATGCCGCCTTCGCTCGCGGGCAGGCGTATACGTACGTCTATGGCGCCAGCGATGCGTCCTCTTGGCGCTCCTTCTTCGGCGGCGGGCAATTCGGCGACGGCGTGTACTGCGGTTCGCGGTGCCTGCACTCCTACGCGAATCCGTGGACCGCGTATGGCCATGTCGGGCTGCGCTGCGTCTGTGACGCCCTGTGACCATGACTCCTGAAAAGGCCCCGCGACAGCGGGGTCTGGTTATCGTCAACAAGGCCGAGCGGCTGATCATCGACCTGGGGGCGCACATCGACAAGATCCCGAAACACCAGCGCTACCGCTACGCCATACGGCTAGAGGACGAGCTGTGGGAGTTGGTGCGGCGCCTGATCGAGGCAGCCATGAGCAACCAGAAAAGCAAGGTTTACCGTGCAGATGAACAGGTCCGCTATATCCATTCCCTGCTGCGCCATGCCGCCGAGCGCAAGCTCCTGGGCATCAAGCGCGTCGGGGATGCATCAACACAGCTGTCCGAAATCGGCGCCATGATTGGCGCCTGGCGGCAGCGACTCGGGGCCTGATTCCGTTTAAGGGTGGGTCGGGTTTCGACGCTCTTGGCGCTCCTTCATCGGCGGCGGGCAATTCGACAACGGCGTGTACTGCGGTTCGCGGTGCCTGAACTCCAACGCGAATCCGTGGAACGCGAATGGCAATGTCGGGCTGCGCTGCGTCTGTGACCACCAATATCAGAGAGGGCAGCGACGGAGTCGCTGTCACCTGAGATCCCTAACAGGGGGTCAGCCGATCCATCCTGGTCCCGCCCCGGCGGGCCGAACACGATAGCCCGGGCGGCGCGACTAGCGAAAGCGAAAGTCCCGCCCGGACGCCCTCACTAAATGGACATCCAATGGGAAGCAAGAAAAAGAACCTGATTGACCAGATCATCGACTGGGGCAACCTGCTGGAGGCGCACCGACTGGCGCGGCGCGGTAAGCGCGACCGCCGCGAGGTGGCGACCTTCGAAACGAATCTATGGGAGGAGCTGGGCGCGCTCCAGATGGAGCTGCTGTGGGGCACCTACCGCCCCGGCCGCTACCGCTCCTTTGTGGTGTACGAGCCGAAGCGGCGCGAGATCCTGGCGGCGCCGTATCGGGACCGGGTGGCACAGCATGCCATCTGTAATATCTGCGGCCCGATCTGGGACCGGGCCATGATCTTCGATAACTACGCCTGTCGAGTTGGCAAGGGCACCCATGTGGGCGCCGATCGCGTGGAGAAGTGGCTGCGCGGCATGGTGGCCACCGGCGACACCTGGGTGCTGAAAATGGATGTCAGCAAGTATTTCTTCTCTATCCGGCATGACCTGGCCAAGGCGGTGATCCGCGACCGCATCCGCTGCGAGGCCACCCTACGGGTGCTGGATGCCATCATCGACAGCACGGCGGACCCGTCCGATCCCGACCCGGTAGGCATTCCCGTGGGCAACCTGACCAGCCAGTGGATCGCCAACCTGGTGGGCAACCGAATCGACCAGTGGGCCAAGCGCGACCTGCGCCTGCGCCGGTATGCCCGCTACATGGACGACATGGTGGTGCTGGTGCGCACCAAGGACGAGGCCCTGGCGCTGCGCCAGGCGTTCGATGACAAGCTGGCCAGCATGGGTATGCGGTTCAGCAAGGCCAGCGTGCTGCCGGCCAGCCGGGGCGTGAACTTCCTGGGCTACCGGATATGGCCCCACAAGCGCCTGCTGCGCAAGGACTCAGTGCAGCGCATGAAGCGCCGGATGCGAGAGATGGAGTGGCAGTACGCCAGGGGCCTGATCAGCCCGGCGGAGATCCGCCAGCGCATCGCCTCCTGGGTGGCTCATGCGAACCACGCGGACAGCGAAACGATCCGCCGACGGGTGCTGGGAAGTGTGGTGTTTAAGCGGGTGGTAAAAGACGATTAAAAGGGCGAGAATCCGAGGTTGCAAACCTAGTGGCGCGGTGTCTCATTCAATTTGGCGCGCTACAGCCGCCGGTGACCTCGCCGCCGCCAGAGATGCCGAGCTCGTCGGCGATCAGGTTGGCCCAGCCGGAGCCGTAGACGAAGTAGGTGCCGCCCTGGCTGGCGGTGCCCACGGTGAAGCTCTCGGGCCAGTCGCTGCGGTCCTGGGCCGAGGCCGAGGCGGCGACCAGCAGGGTGCCGGCCAAGGTGCCGGCCAGCGTGCCGATGAGGATCCGTGAGGTGGCGTTGCGCAT